TGCGCAGCCACAGGATGTCGAGACAGGCTCCGCCCGTCCCGTCCCTGACCGGTAGCCAGCCAATGGCGGCCGTGTCGAACTCCTCGCAAAATTTCGCCAGGGCCGAGGCATCGCCGCCGCTGACCCAGGCCACGGACAGCTCCGGCAAAACGATCCCGGCCCGGACGCGCAGGACGTGGGCGACCAGACCGTAGCAGTCCAGCCCGCCATCGGCGGCCAGATCGCGGCCACCCTCGCGGAACCGCAGGCCGACAAACGGCTCAGTCCAGGCTGGCGCGTCAATCATTCGAAGGCCCCCGGAGCGGTTCCAGGCGTCAAGTAATAATCGCAGGCGGACATGTTGAGCAGGTCGTCCCATTTGACGGTCAGGGTCACGGTCTCCAGGTCGGCCTCTGACTCGCGCAGGGTCATCTCAAACGGCCCGGCAATGATCAGCTCGGGGTCGGATGCCTCGGAAAACCACCCGCGCACGAGCGGGCCTGACGAGATCGACCGCAGCAGGTCGACCGGGTTTTCCTCGCCGTCCACGCCTTCCCAGTCGAAATTGGCGCAGGTCAGCTTGACGTCGGCCACGGCCTCGGCGTCATCGTTTGGCAGGGAGAGCGAAAACGGAAAGCGCTTGAAAACATTGCCCTCGAAAACCACGTCGCGAACGGAGCTGACCAGCCGGACCGGCGCGGGCAGCTCCGGGTGGGTGGCCTCCACGAGCAGGACGGCCACGGCGTCCGAGTATTGTGAAAACAGCGCCTTGAGCCGGGCGCTGCTCATCTCCCTGATCTCTGTCACGGCAACACCTCCAGCGTCATGGTCAGCGTCCACCACTGCCCTGATTTATGTGCGAATTTCCACCCCTGGACGAGTATCTCGCAGGAGTATCCCTCGGTCGGATGAACCCAGTCGAACGGGAGCGATCCGTAGCCCAGGGCGTCACGCCACCACGCCTTGAAAGCGATCTTTTGCGCCAGGGTGAACAGCATGGTGACCGGGATGAGCTCGCCCGCGTCGACGTCATTTTGCCGGGCCATTTTCGGCCCCTCGTCCACCGGGTTGGTGATGATGTTGTTCTCCGGCGACTCGGTGTGCCCGGGACTCTGGACATGCTGCGGGAAGCCCGGCAGCCAGATCGCGTTAGCCATCAGCCCATCCTCCTTGATGCCCGGGCTATCTCCGCGTCGAACCGCCCCCGGGAAAAGGCATCGTCGACCACGTCGGTGATCAGCATCTCGATCCCCGCCGTGCCGCCGTCCTGTCCCGTGGTCCGCCGGACCTGGACCTTGCTCTCGGTGCGGTTTTCCACTTTCACGGGGACTTCGACCACGACCCCACGCCCGGTCAATCCTGCGGCCACGTTGCTCTGCTGGGCGGCATTGAGGATCAGCTCGCCGTCGCGGGCGATGATGGCCCGCTCGCCGGGGCCGACCCCGCCGCCCTCGTGGTAGCGCGGCGCGCCGTCAAAGATATCGGCCGGGACCATGCGCGCCGGAGCCGGACCGCCCACCACGCCGCCCTCGTGGAAGATGGACGAAAAAAAGTTGCCCACGCCGGACCCGATGGACCCGATCACGTCAAACCCGCCGCCACCGCCTGAAAAACCGCCCATGAACATGTCCTGCAACGGGTTCATCACGTAAAAGTCGAACAATTTCTGCATGAAGGAGTCCACGGCGCTGTTACCCGTGGAAAATGTCGAGACGATGGACCGCGAAACCTCGTCGAACGACTGCTTTGCCTCGTCGCCGAACTCGCCAAACGCCAGCTTCCACCTGTCAACGTCGTCAAGCATCCGCCGGGTCAGCTCGTCGAGCTGCTTGCCCTGCCAGAAATCGGCATCCGCCTGGCTCACGCCGTCGGCCACCATCTGCCTGGCCTGGGTCTCGATGCGCTGCCGCTCGACGTACTCCTTGCCCAGCCTGGCCTCGTCGAGCTGCTCGCGCCATCTCGCCAGCCGCGTCTCGCGCGCCCTGGCTTCGCTCTCCGCCTTGCTGGCGGCTGTTTTCTCCAGGCTGGCCTTGTCCGCTGCGGATTTTTTGTCGGCCGCGTCGCGCTCTTTTTGCGCCAGCTTCCTGGCCTGCTCTGCGGCCTCATCCGCCTGGACCTGCTCGAGCACCTCGTAGTCTTTCGCCCGGCTGGCTGCGGCGGCCTTGCCCTTGTCGTGGATGACAAAGGTGTCGCGCATGTCCGAGCCCTCTTGCAGGGCCTTGACGCGACGCAGCCTGTTCTCCAATTCGGAGAGCTTTCCGTTGGCTTCATCGAGCGCGGCCTGGGTGGCCCCGGATCCGCTCCAGTCGATGAGCCTCCCCTCGGCACCCTCTTCCCGCAGAGACTGCACCAAGTTGCGAGCGACCTCGACCTGGTCCGTCAGCAGGGATATCTCGTCGTCCAGGGAAAATCCTCCAGACAGGTCCTTGATGGAGTAGGACATGGCCCGGATGAGCTCGGTCAATTCGGAGACGGCGGCCGAAGCCGCGTCGGTGTTGGACATGGCCTCCAGCAGATCGCGCCACTCGTAAGACATGGTGTCGATTACGCCGAGCAGCCCCTTGGCCTCGCCCTCGGCCGCGCCCTCGAACTGCCCGCGCAGGACCTCCATGATTTTTGCCTGAGCCCCGGCCAGGTCGTTGGTCTCGGCCATGGCCTTGATCACTGCCTGCTCGGTCTCGGTGAAGCTGACGCCCACCCGGCGCATGGAGTTGAGCCCGGCGATGGGGTCTTCCAGGGCCTTGCCCAGCATGGTGGTGGCGCTGGTCAGCGACTGGCCGGTGACCACGCTCATGTCCTGGGCCAGGGTGATGGACTCGCGGAACGTCTCGCCCGTCACGGATTTGAACGTCTGCATGACGTTGATGGCATCCATGATCTGGTTGCGGTCGCCCAGGGTCACCAGGTCGCGGTCGCGGGCGAGGTTGTCCAGCTCCGTGGCGGTCAGCCCTGCGGCATATCCGGTGGATTTGAGCAGCGCCTCGGTGCGTCCCAGCCGTTTTTCCCACTCCGCCATGGACATGGTGCCGGAGTAGAGCACCGTGGAGACCATGCCCAGCGCCGCGCCCACGCCGATGCCGATGGGGCCGAGCGCCGCCAGCGTCTGGCCGAACACCCCGGCGCGCCCGGCCGCGCTCTCGCCAGCCTTGCCGAACCGGTCCCAGACCGTGGTGGCTTTTTTGCCCTCGGTCTGGGTCCGCTTCAAGTCGCGGTTGAGCTGGTCAAACTCCTTTTGCGAGGTGTTGACAGCCTTGATGGTGGTCTCGACGACGGTTCCCGACATTTTTTCCCCTTAATCTGGACAGGTTGCGCACACCTCGGCAAGCGCGTTGCCAAACTCGGCCCGGCAGGCCTCGACTGATTCGCCCTCGCAGTAACCGCCCACAGGCTGGTCGCGCCGCGCTCGCCGCTCCTCACGCCACTGCACGCCCAGGAACGCGAGCACCGCCTCCTGGTAGACCTGCTCGCGGAGCCTCACCTCGAGGCAGGCTCCGACGTCTCCGTAGCCGCAGGACCAGAGGATTTCTCGCCGCTTGAGGGGGCAGCCTCCGGCGAGGGCGGCGACGTGTCGCTCGACGGTGTCGAGGGCGTCGCCCCAGGTGCGGGCTTCCGCCCGAGACCGCTCGGCAGGATCATCGCGGCCAGGACGTTCATCGTCCGCCCGGCCTTGATCAGTCCTTCCGGGGTCTCCATGCCCGGTTGCGCGAAAAAATCCGTCAGCACCTCGTCGTGCAGGCCGGGCTCGGCGTCCCAATCGATGGCCCGGGCGATGGCGTCCAGGTCGCGGTCTGCCGGATGCACGCCGCGCGGCGTGATCAGCCCGGCCACAAACCGGCCCGCCTCGTCCCGAAGAAACCGTTGCAGGTCGTCGGTGCTCCGCACGCGCTCGCCCGCGTCGCGACAATAAAAGGAAACGTGGCGCAACAGGCCGAATGTGGGCCGCAACAGCTCGTAAACGGTATCGCCGATGGTGTATTTTTTGATCTCCATGCGTGGCTCCTAGAAAAAGACGAGGCGCAGCTCGTCATCGCCGCTGACGCCCTTGAGCTCGAAATTGAGCGAGTTGGTCATGGTCCCTTCGCGGTCGCCGTAGGGGGTGGTCACGTGCTGGATTGCCGGGGCCTGGATGTAGATGCGGTTTCCGGGCTGGGAGCCGAGAAGGAATCGCAGGGCGGCCAGGGTCCCGCCCACCCACTCGCTCCAGGGGTTGTAGTCGCCCAGGGCCACGGCCTTGGGGTCCACGCTGCCGGTGGGCGTGCGGTCGGTAATGATGTAGGTGTGCAGGCCGTCGGGCGCGTTGACGTCCTCGTCCTTGGTCAGGACGTTGCCCTGGGCCAGGGTGATCTCGTTGATGCCGGTCGGCTCGTAATCGCCGATCATCAGGCCCAGGTTGACGCACAGCGGCGGCTTGTCCGTGTTCAGGACCGGGGTGGGGTTGACCTCCTCGACCGGCACGGCGAACCGGCCGCGCTGGGTGAACGACAGCTTTGCGGGCTGGCCCACGGGCATGGACAGGGAAAAATCGGATCGACAGCCGGCCACGGTGAACTTGTGCCCGGCGCGATAATAGACCGTGGTCACCGACTTCATGGCGTCGGGGTCGGAGACCGGGGTGTACTGGTGCCCGGTGACAGGGCCAGCCGTGGCCACCGCCGTGGCGGACGAACTGCCGCCGGTCAGGGTTTCGCCGGACTCGAACGTGCCGGTCACTCCCTCCAGCAGCAGGCCGCCTGCCACGTGGGCGATGAGCGTGCCCGTGGCGCTGGACGTGCCGCCGTCAACGGCCTCGCCCTGCGAAAACGTGCCCACCACGGAGCCGCACTCGACAAATACCACGTCCGAGCGCGCCATGGCGCAGGACTGGAGCAACGCGGAGAAATCAGGCTCGGCCACGGCGCTGCCGGTGATGCCGCCGCCGCGCAGCTCGTGGGAGCGCGTCAGCCCGGTCACCAGCTTGCCGATGGCGTGCGGCTGCTTGGACAGGGTGTCGGACAGCCTGTCGTCGGCCACCTTTTCGCCCTCGGGGGTGATCTCCGTGCCGATCAGGGCGAGCACCGCGTCGGTGGACGGGCTCGGGGTCTCGGCGGTTCCGGTCTCGCTTTCAATCTTGTCCAGGAGCACCTGGCGTCTGGTCAGCTTGGTCATGTCTCCCTCCTAGAGGATGCTTTGCTCCCGCACCCGATAGAGGCGGAAACTCATGAAAAATTGTGTCCAATCAACATCATCCGGCATGTACGGGTCCTGATCGAACGGCCAGCCGCCCTCGAGCAGGGCGATGGACGCCACGCGCTCCACCAGCCCGGCCAGATCGTCGAGCAGGGCCACGGCCGCTATGCACTCCACGCCGTCCTCGTCCGCCACCGCCTCGGCCCCCTGCATGGACAGGTAGATGCCAAGCGGCGCGACGTGCTCGATCTGGTTGGGGTCCTTGTCGCTGCGGTTGTGGGTGGAGACGCCCCAGCCCACGCACGGCAGCTCCGTCTCGTCGGGCAGAAATCCCGGCGGCATCTCGCGCCGCACGGTCAACGCCTGCCCGGGAAAATTGTCTGCCATCCACGCGATGATGGCCGGGTCCGTGGCTATCGCCTTGCACACGGTCCAGGTTGGACTTGAGCAAAAACTCGATTTCGTGGCGCAGGTTTTTCTGCAAGCGGTCGTCGATGCGGCGGCGCAGCCTGCGCTGCAAGGCTCCGCGCTGGAGATAGCCGATGAAGCCGACCCCCGAGAGCTGCTTGATGGGCAGACGCGGCGAGCCGGAGACGCGCTTGAAAACACCGACCTGCCCTGACGGCGTCCGCACCAGGAACGACCCGGCAACAACCTTGCGCTGCCCTCGTTTTTTGATATGAACCGAGACGCCGCGCGCGGGCCTGCGTCCTCCGGGACGCGACGGGCGCGGTGAATAGTTGATCAGCGAGATGCCGTGCTTGCCCCGCGCAACGAGGGTCGCCTGCTGGTTGCCCCAGGTGGCCCGCTTGATGGACAATCCGTCGCGGATAGCCTTGGCCTTGAGGTTGAGCTCCTGGCGGATCAGGGTCACGGCATCGGTGCGCGCGCCCTGGGCGGTCTTGTTCAGCGCGCGGGTGACCACCTTGCGCTGCCCTTTTTCGATGCCCTTGATGGCGTCCATCAGCGGCTTGACGCCCTTGATCTCAAACTGCGCCCGCTGCATGCCTACCTCCCCGCCGAAAAGGCCCGCGCGTTACCGGCCAGAACGGCCCACTGGACGCCGTGGCGGTGTCCGTCGGCCTTGCCCAGCTGCTCCAGGCACTGCCACTGCTCGCCCTCCACCACAAAACGGCCGGTGGGCACGCTCGGAAAGTCAGCCGCCAGCACCTTGATCACCGCGCGCCGCTGGGTCCCGTGGACCACGTCCTCGGTCCCGGCAAAGTCGAAGATGATCCGGCAGTCGACAGGATCCGCACCGCTCGCGGCGACGTACTGCGCGGCGCGGCCGATGCGCGCCATGCGCTCTGCGTAGGCTTGGGCGAAGACGGACACGGCCTACTCCCCGTCCTCGAAATAGGTCTCGGGGCGGCGGACAAGCTCGCGCAACGCGTCGATGTCGTCCATGGTCACCGGGCCTTCCTTGCCCAGGGCCTTGCAGGCGGAGACCACGGCGGGCACGCCGTAATCGGCCAGGGCCTCGAGCACCTCGATTGCGATCAGGATTGCGCTGGCCATCTAAATACCCTCCGGCAGTGTGACGCCCAGGTCGCGGGCGTAGGTGATCAGGTCGTCGAGCTTGCTCCAGACGTCGGCCAGGGCCGTGGCGGCCGCGCGGTACAGGCCGGGATCGTCGCCACCGGCGCGCAGGGTCGTGACGTAGGTGTCGAGCGCCTCGCGGGCCAGGTGGTAGACCCCGTGGAAAATCGTGCCGTACTCGATGACGGCGGCCTTTTGCCCGGCGTCGATGTGTCCTGCGCTGTAGGCATCGGCCGCTGCGCGCATGGTCACGTCGTAGCTCTGCCCGGCCACGACCAGGGTCTGGTAGCCCGTCTTGGCAAAGGCCTCCTGCGGCGAGAGGTCGTGCGTGCCGCAGGCAGCCAGCGGCAGCAGCAGGACGAACGGCAGCAGCCACGCGGCGGCACGCTTGCCGGCCACGCGGAAAAGCATCTTCTTGATCCCGGTCCAGAGCAGGTCGTCCCACTGGCACGGGGTCAGGGCCACGATCTTGTCCAGCAGCAGGACGGCGATGGCGATCAGCTCCCAGTGCGAAGTGATCCAGGTCGTGACGTCGGTGATGTCCATGGCGGTCTCCTCGTTTTGCGCCGCTACCCGTTGGTCCGGGCCGTGGCGTCGATGATGGTCAGGTCAAAGGCGTCCCAGCCCGCACGCAGCAGGAACTGGTCGCACACCGGGCGCGAGCCGAGCACGGCCCGCTCCGAGCCGAGCACGCCGAACCGCCCGGCCAGCAGCACGCAGCCGTGGGTGTCGCGCCGCAGGTTGCCCGGGTGGAAAAGTATGTGGGTGCGCCCGGGCACGTCCGTGATCTCGTAGGTCCGGCCGAAGTGCGGCGAGTCCACCGGCATGCAGCGGTAGCGCCCCTCGGGGATGCATGAAACGTCGGACCGGTTGCCCAGGTCCGGCGGCTCGAGCGTGACGCAGAACGCCTCGCCGTCGAGCAGGAACACGCCGAACGTGCCCGCGTCGGCTTTTTCGACCCGGT